TTCTTGTTGGGGGAGCCCTTCCAAGTTATTTCCGACATATATATATTATATCCTATTTTTCTTTATAACGATTTTTCAGCGCATCTATAACATCTACTGGAATATATTCCAATGTAAATGGAACATCGTCCACTGAGGGAATTTCCTTAGAACTAACAATACTAGATTGAAGAAACTCTATAATTTCCTCCACCTTGGTATTTACTGAGTTTTTTCTTCCCTCCTCAGTTACGGTCAATGCTATGCTGTTTCCGTTTGTTTTTTCATTTGCCATATAATTCTCCTAAAAAAATAGGCTTGCACCTCCTCTATGGGTTGCTGGTCTAAACGATACGGCGCTTCCGCTCATGGCGGAATCACTTGGAGAGAACCCAGCCCAACCCACTACCTGTGTGGAGGCGGTACAGTTTGCCTCGTAAGCCGATCCATTAGAGTCGTTACTGTTTCGTTGCCCAATTTCTGTGGAACCAGTACCAGGACTTCCATTGGAGGACGTACCAGTATGCATAAATGCAAACACCACAATACCCCCGTTCAATGCATTTATGGTGACTGTGAAGTTGCTTCTGTTTCCAGTCTGCTCACCAGTAGCATATATCGGGTCCCTAGTGTCTGCGTTGTAGAAACTTACTGCTCCGATAAGCATGTTAGCGTCACATGCGGAGCCCCATGTTATGGAAATATTATTTGTCCCTGCTTGCGGATTAACGATGTAGTACACTCGGCTATCGCACCCATCATATTCTGTACTGGCTTTAGCCAAAGTCATGTTTTCACCAGCGTATTGTACAGATGACGGAGTTGGTCCGCCTCTGTATGATAGGGTGACGGCTAAAATTCTATCTCTCTTGTCCGCAACTGTATGACTCAGATTAGTGGAAGTAACTGATCCTGGTTGTTTTGTTGATGTTGTATCAACTACAATGGTTTTAAGTACAGGCATTAGCTCATGTTCTGCTCTATGATGTAGCCATCATAGTTCCCTGCCGAGGTACAGAGGAAACCAAATACATCCACTCGGTTTGCTGTAGTTGCTAGAGTTGGCGCAGAACCCCCTCCCCATTTTATGGTTGAGAACCACGTGACGGTTCTGCTACCAGTGCCATCTTGAACTAACCGAAGGATGATTCTGTCTCCCACAGCCATATTACTCAGGGCCAGAGTTCTATTACCACCAAGGGTAACAGTGTGTAGTTTTGAAACATCACGATCGAAGGTTATTGTTGCTCCATCAACATCTGAGAAATATATATCGTCGTCAAACGGCCAATCTAATGGAATACGCCAATTAGACACGTATAAGTCAGTGATTGATGAGTTAGTAAGAGTATAGGAAGAACCACCAGAGATCGAAATCGAAGTTTCATTCACTGCTGTGATTACAAAATACTTGTAGGAGCCTCCCTGTTTGAATCTGACCTTCATTCCTACTTCATAACGCTCTCTACCGTCGGAAGTCACAGAAACGGTTCCTATTTGACCAGATACGCTCGAGTAGGTCCAAGAATCATCGACATATATGCCCCCTGTTAAGAGACAGGGTTTTATCCAGCCAGTTTGGGCATCTACTCTTAATGCGTTGTATTCTAATGCGGAGGCGTTTGCTCCTGGTGTTGCGACTGTCGAATTATCCATATTTATATTATAACTTAGCCAATGGCCACGGTCCAAGTGAGAGTGAGCGTGTCATTGCTAGATTTCTCCCTGTCAATGGCGGCATGACAGAATAAAGTACCAGAATCCGCCGTATCTGAAGCATCGTCACCGAACAAGCCAGCTTCCTTCAACGAACCTATGGCTTCCGATGTAGTGAAAAATGTTTGAAATGATGCGATATTATTTGAAACACTACGCACGGAAATCTCCTTACGTTCAATCTCAGTTCCCAAGGCTGTATCCCCCAATGCAGGTGCAGTATCGTCAGTGCCTAAGGCACAGTATGTGATTATTCCCTTGTTGTTTGAAGTAGTACCCTTTAAGTGATCTGCTATGGATTCCTTACCAACAGTAGTCACAAGGTTGTCTACAAAAATGATTTCGTGCTCGTCCGTTACGACGTTATGAAAATCTAGTTTTATTTTGCCTTTCGGCACTATGCTATCAATTAAATTCATATATTAACCCCACTGAAATAGCTCCCATTGAGCCCTAGTGCTTGGATCAGTATCAGTGCTGTCCGTACACCATGTGCTGTATGGACCCTGACTGTCAATGGTCAGAGAGTCCAGCAAACTGTCAGACAATAGAGAATCTGTTAAATTAAACAACTCATCAACAACCTCATTATCGTCTAATGTTATTATATTACGATTGTTCTCAATTAGCTCTATTAAGAATTTTATAATACCCAGAGTTTTTGCACTAGCAACGTAGATTTTGTACATATATGTACCTCCCCCCATTGCTTTAGCTACAACCTTCTGGACGATGTAATCGTCGTCAATATCATAATTAGTAAGGTCAATATTTATATACTGACCAGAGATAAATCCTGTCTCGTAAGTAGAAAACTGACCTTCAATTACATTGTTTGCATAATCTGTAAGCTCTGCCTGAGCCCGATCTCTTGCAGCATCGGTTGTGGTTATTTGTTTATCGAAAATAGCAAACTCCTGTTGACCATGTTCAATTATAGATGTGGGGTCTTCAAGAGCCACTAAAATTGGAATGTCGTACTGGTAATTAACTTCTAAAATGTCGTCGGTATTGAGAATAGCTCCGCCAGAATCCTGCTCGAGGTATTTCTCTTGGTAATTTAAGTACCAATCATAGCCCGAAGTATCTATGTGCTTGATACCTACGCTCTCCTCAACGTCATTTACCGTTACGGTAACGTTATGAGGCTTGTCTGGAAGAATGAATTTTGTTTTCTCCCCGTCCCCTGCTTCCGAGTATGTAGTCGCATCAGATAATTTAGTACCTCCTCTAACATACACACGGTTTTTAATCTGAGAGGAGTCCTTTGATATTTTCAAATCGAAATAATCGCTAGTGTCATCGTCTATGTTAAATGGAGCCGCATTCGTGGTTAAAGGAAAATAATGAATATCCTTGTCGTAGTCTATGTACCAGTTTCGCCCCGTGATCTCACAGAGCTTCCTAAGCGCCTGAGAGGGCTGTATGTAGTTGAAACTGATCTGATCTATAGTAACTCCCTCAATCACATTGTCTGTGGTAATTCCTAGCCCTGGGGAGTATGTATCCACTATATCCTCGATGATGTCTTTGTCGGTTTCACTCTCATAAGTTTTGTGGACCAAATTTCTGTCAAGCAACCTGACGTAATCAATACATACAATGGTTGCGAATACTTCTCCCCCACCTTTCTGGTCTAAGTCTACCGAGATTATGTAACCACCAAATATTTTGGTGTCATCGTCTAACGTGATAACAATCTCCTCATCTGGGTCTGGAATACCGTTACCAGACCTATCAACCAGTAAGAGTTTATAGGTATTTTGAACGTCGTTAATTACGTCTGTTATGGTTATTGATTTATTAATCACATCCGATGTTCTGTCGATTTCGTTTATTGTGACGTTGTACGTGGCTGCGTCAGTGATAATCTGCACCCACTCACCATGTTCAGTGCCATCTGCATTGGTCGCATAAGCCCGAATATAATACGGGGTTCCTGGGGTCAGCCCTGTAATAGTTAAATCGTATTGTTCGGCACCGAAGTCCCCATCCTCATATTTCGATTTGTCTGGGTATTCAACTGTATTGTATTGGAAACCCCTGCGGGTAGCATTTCCGACACCAATATCTGTGATCTCACCTCTAACAGTGATCGTTGTTTTAGTTGTCGAAACTGATCCAATTGTACTAATAGTTGGTACTGCCATATTAAATCCTCACGTTCTGCTTGACCCTCCTAACTATAGAGTCCCCGATGGTCTCTGCCATACTTTGTGCGCTCAATTCGTCTGCAATTATTGCCCCATCCAGATTAATGTTGATTGTAGTTCCAACACCAGCGAGTGCACCCGCTGGATTAACCTGCCCGAGCTCAGACGATATTTGCTTCCTATAGTTTGGAACGCTTACTTGGCCAAGTAGTGATTGCGAGGTTCTGACAATATCCTTCAAATTATCGACAACTGATGGGCTATCACGTTTGTCCTTATCAAATGCCGACTTAATTGCGTCACGTATTTTCTTCGCTATTTCTTTGGCTTTCTCCCAGGCTTTGTTGAACCAATCAACCATGGAGTTGTATACCGCCTTCATTGCCTCCCATACGATGTTTTTCAACGATTCAAATAAAACCTTGAGGAAATCCACACCTGCCTTGACGATACCCCTTACAGCATCCCATGCAGCGCTCCAATCTCCCTTGAAAATTGCGATGAAGAACTTAACTACATTTATGATTATTTCGAGAGCCAGTTGGATTGTGGCCACAATTACATTCCAGACTCCCTTTACTAGAGCCAGTATATAGCCTCCCCAATTGTCCCACCACTCCTTGACGGTTTTTATAAACCAATCAATGAAGTCCATTAGACCATTGAAAATGTACTCAAAATCCTCTTTGTGTTTCTCATAAAATGCGGTTAGGGCCTCCATAACTATCTGTCCCTGTTGCTTTAACCAATCAAACACGACACCAAGTGCCTGTACTTTAGGAACACCATCGTTAATAAACCAATCCGATACGGTTTTTAGTCCAGGTATTAATACTTCTCTTGCAAACTCTACTAATGTTTTTGCTACTGGAAGCAGGTATTGACCAACCTCTCTCGCCAATAAATTAAATTCGTCCTTTAAGTTTGAAATTTGACCATTAAGGGTTTGTGATTGTCCCTCCATCATTCCGAAGAACTTCCCACCTTCCTCTGTAGCTGTTATAAATGCGTTGTTTACATCGTCAAAGCTCACCTCACCTCTGGAGACCATTGCTTCTAATTCTCCGTTAGTGATACCCATTGCGTCCGCTAGGTTGAATCCTGTTTCGGTTAGCTGTCTGAGTTCTGTACCCATTAGTCTTCCCTTAGCTTTAATCTGACCAAATGCCAGTATTAGCTGAGGCATCTTCTCCACACCAAGTGCGGCGGATACATCCCCCAATCGTTCAAGGGTTGGAACAAGGTCGTCAGCTTCCACACCATATGCTAGTAAGCGCTTTGCACCTTCCTCTAATTGCGGTAGTTCAAACGGGGTTTTCTTTGCGGACTCAGCAATTTCATCAAGCAGTTTCTTGGCTTTCTCACCGTCTCCCAGGAGTGTGGAAAACGCCATTTTTGTCTGCTCAAATGCAGCAGCTTGTTTTAATGCCATTGTCCCGAAGGCAACGGCAGCCGCACCTGCGGCGGCTCCAACTGTAGCAACAGCAGCCACACCCACCTTGCCCATTGCGGCTAGTTTAGACGATAGACCACCAGTTTCATTTTTAACGGTTTTTATACCTTTCTGGAAATCAGAAACGTCGGCCTTTATATGTGCTACTACTGATCCTACATTGAATCCTGCCATGTTTTAATTATCCCTTATTTTGATACATACATCAATTAACCCTATATACATAATTTGTTGTCACTGTAATATGCAGACCGCTAGTCAAGAGATTACTCCTTCACAACAACGTGAGGGCTCTTTGACATAGCCATCTTGAGTCGCTCAAACCCTGCTGCATCAAACTCTGCGCTTGGTACTGCTGGATTTCCTTCTTCCAGAAGCCTCCAAAGAGCGTCCTGATCCTTCACATGAGGGTTGTGAGTGATTGCAAGCAACATCCTATAGTGACCCTTACGTCTGCCCTTTATTTTCTCGGAAAGGTAGAACAATTCATCGAAATACACCTTTGTATAGATGTATTCATGAGTCCATCCGTATTCCGAAGCCAACAAATCTACGGCCCAGGTCAGCCAATCCTCTATTTCTTCTGGGGATTCTCCTCTTTGGCTTGGGCCATTGTTTTTTTTAGTTTGTTGTATATTTTGGCGTACTTATTAACCTCGAAAACAGCCAAAATAACATCCACAACCTCGTCCATTCCAAGTTCTTCAATCTCATCTGCCTTCAATTCCGTAGCAACTTCAATAACTCCTATGAAGTCTGGAAGGGCATCAGCGATTATTTCTGGAAGCATACTGAATATCTCCTCATTGGAGACACCTTCTAAATTGGACAAATGTTGGGGAAGTTTCTTCAATTGTTTCAATAGCTCTGCATACTTCTTTAGAGGCAATTTCTTCACCTCTAATGTTCTTCCTTGCAGTTCTACTGTAATACTCATCTTATTAGCCATAGCGTGCGCACTTAGGCGACAAAATGCCATGGGGTTTATGCGGTCGAGTCGCCGATTAAACCGAGATAGTTGCCATCAGATTTACTCTCATCGAGTAGACCCACGAATGTAACCATAAGGACTTTAGGATCGTCGTTGTTGTGCACAATCGGCTCAACAGATTCGACGTAAGCCTTGTGGAGTACAATATCGTGTCTGCGTGTCCCCTCCTGTGAAGGATGGAGCACCAGTTGAGCAGCATCATCGGAGGCCAGCTTACCAGCTTTAGCACCAATTGTGATACGTGCGTTAGCAGCACCAGCAAAGGTTGCCTGAGGAATTGCGTTTCTCAAGTTAGCCATAGTGTATTCAGCGAGAGGGACTTTAGCGGTAAACCGCTCACCCTTTAGACGCTTATCCACAACAGTCTCTCCGTACAAATCGACGGAATAGTCTGCGTATTCAGCTTCGTAAGTAACTTCAACTCCACCGTGGGTATGACCTAAATCAACGCTATTAAATTCGACATCACATGCACCCATTTGGAAATTTGTCACGTCAGCCATTAGTTTTCACCTCCTTGTCGTCAGGTAATTTTGTACTATTTCTAATATCAGATATTTCAAAAACAGAGATTTTATGGCATCTTGGGCACTCATAGAGTAACCTGCCATCACGAACATATTCCCATATAGCAAATTTACGACAGTGGTTACATCTCAATTCTCGATACATTTTCCCGTCGTAAAACTTCGGGGTCATTTTCTCTATTATCGTTCGTTCCATTATCTTACCTCCGCAACGAAATTAATAGAGAATAAATCTCGGCCCTTCTCATCACGTCCTAAATGACCGCCTTCCGACAGTGCGTGAAGTTTCATGAAATAGTCCTGTCCAGCTACCAATTCTCCGAACAAGCCATGTAGACCTCGAACAGTATCCATAGCAGCTCTGCCAGTGTCGTAATCATCGGCCCTAATCATTATTTGAAATGTGGGAGATTTCACGTCAGTTATGTATTTGTCAGGCTCAACACCTCCAGTATCCAATACCGAAATTATTGTTCCTGTGGTGTCTGAATCATCTGGCATGAAACCGAGAAATATATCCTCAGCCACGGTTCCCAGACTCAAATCGTCTTGTAAATATGTTGCTATTTGTTCAATTATAGTCATGCAAATGCTCCTCTTAGGTCTTCCATAATAAATTTCCTGAACTTCGCTAGATTATTTTTGATAGGGTCCTCTAAATACTTGCCCTTCCTATTTTTCTGAAAGCGATATTCAGGATGCTCATGCAGCCTTGCTGCATATACCTTATTATAACCCACCAGGTATTCTTTGCGCTCTGGAACTACTGCGCCAGTGTTTTGTAGAGCGCCAGTATCGTGGGGAACTTCAAATTGACTTAGTCTCAGGGTCTCGTTAGCAACATCATGCAAACCCTTATCTGTAGCCTTCTCGAAGTTCAACTCGAAACGCTTCATTCCTTTATCAAAATCCGTGGTATCAAATGTTACGCCCATTCTGTCAGCTCCAGGCGACGATGATCCACATTGCCAGGGCCATCCACCGCCTCATTAACAGTGTATACACGATAATCTGTACCGTTGTATGTGACTTTGTCCCCCTTGTCTATGCTGACATCGGGCCTCAAATAAACCACTGCTACAATAGCTACTATCTCCTGATTAGGTAAAACTCTAGTTTTAGTTTTTAATTGAAAACGGCACTTGTGTTGAACTCCAGAGCCATAAGATTCACGACCAAATTTGTCCTTAGTGGACTTCGTATAGAGTGTTATTGTTTGGTTTAATAGACTTCGTAGGCTCATACAATTAATCTTCCCCTGCGGTTTACTATACCTCTTAATAGAAACCTTGCTTTGGGGGCGATTAATTTGTGGATACCAACGCCATCACCATTTCGACCGCCTTTAGAGTAGGAGTAATCTCCAATACTCTCGCTGGTCATATCAACCTTATCACCCGCAAAGAAAGCATCACCGACATTAATTCTGTACTCTATTTGAGCGGCAACAGCACGCTTCACTGCTTCAGGTATAGCCTTGTAATATTTGTTAGGTGAGTTCTCTGTATCGTGATGTATGTCCGTGGTACGAGGGAACTTTCCTGGCTGATAAATTCTGTAGTAAGAGTCAGTCGATGTAGATGTAGAAAATGCGTCCGTTGTCAGGACACCTGCTTTAGTAGAAGCAGTTATTTTCTGACGCTCACCTGCTGCTGTACCACCAATAATTTCCAAATAACAACCTTTGAAATAATCATCGTTATACTGGTTCTGATGTGCTGATTTCAGTGTGTGGGAAGTATCCCCACCAGCGGACAACATTCCAGTAATTTCATGGTCTATAAATTTATCCTGAGGACCTACATAAGCATCAATTAATTCTTCTGCCTGGGAGATTTGATCGTCTGCTTCAGTGTCGTCTGTGATCGTAATATCAGCGAATTGCTCCAATTCACTTCTGCTCAAATAACCTCTTATAGATGTAGGGTTTTCTGCTAATGGTCCAGCCATATTCTAATTATATCATCATTTAGGTCGTTTCCAACCAGTGTTATTCTCCGTGTACCAACCAGAATTATTCTTCGAACACCAATCGTCGTCCTCGTCTTCTTCATACCACTCCTCTGATGGGGATGAGCTGATTGATGGAGAGACAGAACTTGATGGACTCAAAGAGGCCGATGGCGAGATCGAAGGACTCTCCGAAGCTGATTCTGAGCTTGATTCTGAGGGGCTTTCACTAGGCGACTCCGAACTAGAGGGGCTAATTGAAGGAGACTCTGAGCTAGAAGGAGAAATTGATGGTGACTCTGAGGGAGATTCTGATGCTGACTCGCTGGGCGACTCTGAACTGCTCGGAGACACCGAAGGCGACTCTGAACTGCTAGGTGAAATTGAGGCACTTGGCGAAACTGATGGACTTTCGCTACTAGAAGGAGAAATTGATGGAGATTCCGAGCTCGAGGGGCTCACTGATGCTGATTCCGAGCTTGAAGGCGAGACCGAAGGACTCTCTGAACTTGAGGGGCTTATTGACGATGAAGGAGAGACACTTGGTGACTCCGAAGACGAGGGGGAGATCGAAGGTGATTCGCTCGATGACGGACTCACTGATGGAGATTCCGATGCTGACTCGGAGGGGCTTTCTGATGATGATGGTGAGATTGAGGCCGACGGAGAAACCGAAGCCGACTCACTTGATGATGGGCTTACAGAGGGCGATTCACTGCTAGAGGGTGAGATGGATGGAGATTCTGAACTCGATGGTGACACAGAAGGTGACTCTGAGGAGCTTGGTGAAATTGAAGCTGATGGCGAAACCGAAGCCGACTCTGAGCTAGAGGGACTGACTGATGGACTCTCACTGCTCGAAGGAGACACAGAAGGACTCTCCGAAGATGAGGGTGAAACTGAAGGCGATTCGCTGGACGAAGGGGATACCGACGCTGAAGGCGATACGGACGCAGACTCCGAGCTTGAAGGTGAAACTGATGGTGATTCACTGCTCGAAGGAGACACCGAAGCACTGGGTGAAACTGAGGGGCTCTCCGAACTAGACGGGGATACTGAAGGTGACTCTGAGGATGAAGGTGACACCGAAGCCGAAGGACTGACCGAAGGAGATTCAGATGAAGAAGGACTCACCGAGGGCGATTCTGAACTCGAAGGGGATACCGACGCTGAAGGAGAAACCGAAGGGCTTTCGCTACTACTAGGGGATTCCGATGGTGATTCCGAACTCGATGGACTGACCGAGGATGATGGACTTACAGATGCCGATGGACTGACCGAGGGACTCTCTGAACTTGAGGGTGATCCACCCGCAACTATAGACCAATAATCAGTTTTTAGACTTAGCTCTGCTGGGGGACTTGGTGATGCCGAAACCGAGCTGGATTCGGAGCTACTAGGAGATTGTGATGGAGACTCTGAGGAGCTAGGAGAAACCGATGGTGACTCCGAACTTGAAGGTGAGACCGAAGCACTAGGCGACACAGAAGGACTCTCTGAGCTCGATGGTGAAACCGAAGCTGATGGAGACACCGAGGGAGATTCTGAGGATGATGGTGAGACCGAAGGAGATTCCGAACTAGAAGGGCTAACCGACGCCGACGGAGACACAGAAGGTGACTCCGAAGATGAAGGTGACACCGAGGGAGATTCACTACTTGAAGGTGACACCGAAGCCGATGGCGAAACTGAAGGAGACTCGCTACTTGAGGGCGAGACTGAAGCTGATTCTGAACTACTTGGCGACACAGATGCTGAAGGCGAAACGGAAGGTGACTCTGAACTGCTTGGCGACACAGATGCTGAAGGCGAAACGGAAGGTGACTCTGAACTGCTTGGGCTGCCATATGCTGGGTAATCTGCCATTTCGAATTGTTCCCAATGCGATTCGCCCGTACTTGGCGTGTTGTATGACGTCAGATAAATATACTGTGCCTGATCTATGCCAGTGCCCATATCCCAGACCTCGCTGGAAATATTGGTCCATTCTTCTTCTGAGGTTGGCTTTGCATCTTGATCCGCTACATCAAAATATATAGTGTCGTTGGTGTCATCAATCCTCATTCTCATCCAATATGGGGGGGTTAATGTACTTGAATCACCACCAACCTGGGCCGTAGCTCCACCATCTTTAACATTTGGAGACAGTGCTGGACCAGACACTAATTGGAAGTTATACCAGTTGGATTCTGAGTATACGTCCCATTGATGGCTTGCAACGACTGTCGGACACAGCTTAAAACCACCGTCTGTACAGTGCTGAGTAACCTTGATTATCATCTGGGTGTCTCGTATATCATATGAACTCAGTGAACGAATAAAACCCGAAATATTAGCGTTTGAAATTATTTCCAATTGGTCATTTTGCTCTGCGACTAGCGAGCCTGCGTTGGTTGATTCCACCCATTTGGCGGTGTCAAACGAATTGTCATCAAAATCGTCGAAGAATATTACAGCCATTTTATATTGCCAATTGGTAGACCCTGCATGTTACTACATTGCTACCATCCTTATAATTTGTTAAATCTGCGATATTACCCGATAAGGTGAAATCGGTATCCGCAGCGGAGCTATTATCGCTATCCACGGTCTCCCACTCCTCGGAGTTGTGGTTATAAATTTGCAAATAAACTGTGGCGAAGTTACAGGCTTCATTTGTCTGACCTTCCCACTCTAAATTGGCGGAATTTGCATCCCCCAAGAAGTTTCTAAATTGATGTATAGCATACTCATCTGTTGCAGTTTGCTCCACTCTTGTATCATCCTTAGCACTAACATCAGTGACATCCTGTTCTGAATAGGCGTTTTCTAAATCGTCATTATTTGTTGGCAAGACAGCATCATCCCCCCTTGTATATCCAGTATACCCCTCGCTGGGAGATGGGGAGTCGGAGCTTGATGGACTAATTGAGGGGCTCTCGGAGGACGAAGGTGAAACGCTGGGTGACTCCGAAGAACTTGGAGAAACCGAGACACTTGGCGAAACTGAAGGCGATTCTGAGGAACTAGGAGAGACTGAAGGCGATTCGGAGCTTGATGGAGAACCCGCCGCTGGGGTATAGGTACAATAAATAGAATATTTTCTCGTGTTGGTACTGGTGAATGTTAGGCTGGAGGGCCATGTATAACCGTCACTATCGGAACCAGAGTCGTCTATACATCCTTGTCCACTATCTCCAGTATCAAACATAAACCACGTACCATCGCCCGCTGAGCCCGACGAGGTGCCAGAGCTTCTCATCAACAACCAATAATCTGTTGCTGAAATACTTACTCCCCCCAGAGTCTTATCCCCTGTCCAAGCTGCTGGGTATGGGGGCTGGAATTCACTGTTGAGATCGTCCACCTTATTATAAGAAGTGTCATAGATAGCCATTGTTGCTTTAGTGGTAGTGCCGTTCCTATAACAGTACGCCTGCATTGAGACCGATGTTCCTGCGGCCGCTGTGAACTTGGAACCAGCTATGTCATTGGTGAGTGAAAGCAGTTGTTCACTACTACCGTTGGTTTCATAACCAAACGTGGCTCCCATAGCATGCATTATTGGGTAAACAGCATTGTCCAAAAACTCCTGTGGGATGGTTACATTTATCTTTCTGTTTTTAACGTCCACATGGAGTTCCCCCCAAGCCTCGTTACCTTCCGCATCGACCATTTTAGGTCTGTATATGTGCCCTACCTTCCCTGTTTTATAGTCCTTACCACCCATTTTGGAGTAATCGTTTTTCTTCGTCTTATGATAAATGGCATATGACCCCTCTACCTCTGGGTAACGTAGTATCTTACCCTCAAAGTTCATCAAGTCATGTTCTTCGGGGGTTAAAAACGGTTGATAGAAAAAATCCAAGTCATCTACATTTCCCCCCATATTTAGCGACAGAACATTGCTTGAGGGTTTTTCTTTCAGAATGACTTCAAACTCGAAACCACCGTCCTTACATAAGACATAGGGCTCGTACCATTTTTCGAACCCTACCTCATAGGGGCCGTTTGGGTATAGATGGTATTCCTTAACGCCGTTTTTTATTTTGTGTTTACCGTCCTCCTCTATGTACTCTCCACTGT